TACATTCAATAGTAGACTGATTGTAGTGTGGTGGTTTGTCTACCATAGTAGTGTCTGAATTGCTTGGAAGCTTAGACATATCCCATTTAGCCATTAGTTTAACTTCCTTTTTATAGACACAACTTTACTATCTTTCATAGCTTTTAACAAGTCTTCATCCGGTTCAAATAGTATTTCGTTATCCAACTCATAGTTTTCGTCCTCTTCCCCACTGGAAAGTTCTTGAAGCTTACGCATGATAGCTCCCTGTGCCGCCATAGCTTCAAGACCAAAGTTAATGCTAAAAGATATGCCATTAAGAAGATCATTAAAGTATTCTAGCTCAGAAGCTTCGTAGTCTTCTTCTTCTAGGTTATGCCCAATAGATACTTGGAAGTCTCCTTCGTCATCTACTCTAAGATGTATAGCTAATACATCATCGTCTAGATCATCTGGGTTCATAGGTTACCTACTTTTCTTTGTTAGTTGAAAAAAGTGTTCTGCGTCTACAATAGCCAAGGGCTTCTGTCGATCTCCCTTGATAATAACAAGAGGTTCTGCACCTTTAGGGCAGTTCTCTGAAGCCTGATCCATTACTTTATAGATAGCAAAACTTTTAAATGATTTACACTCCACGGAGTAAGGAAACAATTTTCTAGCGGCAGGGCTTAACTGGACATCCTCGCCACCACAGCCCATAGATGTACTTCTGCAGTCATCTTTTTCTAGTTTAGGGAAGAGTGCGAGAATTTGATCCCGCACCCATTGTTGATGTCTACGGCCCTTAGCCTTAGCTGACTGAACCTTTATAGCCACGAAGGTTTACCAAGGATAGTATAGTCACCCCAACCAGTGCCATATTCTTCCTTGCTATTAGCTTCCGCAATAGTACGTAAAACCTGTTTCATACGGATAGTAGCAGATTCCAGAAGCTCTGGGCCTACAACATGCATGTGGCTGACATACGGTGCAGACTTTTCAACCGCCAAGAAAGAAAACTCCTTAACGTCCAATCCTGCAAGCTGACAGACATACAAATAAAATGCTGCCTGAATGTCGTATGCATACAAAGTACACTCTTTTGAAAACCCTCTAGGGCTTGCATCCTGTGTAGTCTTTACATCGTACAAACCATGCTCAGACAGGATCATTAAATCAGGTCTAGTTTTAAGCATCAGGCCCGTATCTTCACACTCTACGAAGATGGATACCTCATTCTGACGATCCTTGTGACGCAGTAGAGACTTTATAGTAGGATTAGCTAAAGCACCTTTAGATATTGCCTTAGCAGTATACCACTCGACTTCAGTGAGTAGTATCTGTTCCTCATCAAGGGTAGCCTCTAAGTCCTTAAAAGCTTTAGAAGCCTTAGTCTTTGGACCTTTAACAACAATGTTTTTATCTTCCTCTAATAGAAGAGCGTGTACAGCCGACCCCATAGTAAAAGCAGCCGTTTGTTTACGCTTCTCCCCTTTCCAATGAGACAATGATTTTTTGTACACTGTCTTTACGGGTGACGAGGATATACCAGCCGTAGCATGGTATACCTCATTTGTCATATCATGGATAATACCCATTAGCTGAAGTCACCCTCAAGAGTATTTACTTCATCCATGATCCTATCTTGTTCAACTTCATCGTTCTTACGATCTAAAGCTTCAAAGTGTTTATCATCAATCTTCTGGTTCTCTGACTTAACCATAGCAACTACAGCAGACAGGCTGTCGTAAGTCATCTGGTCCAGAGGAAGCTTGTTGGTAAACTGGGGGGCAAAGCGCATAACATAATACACAGCACCCTTGTCAGTCTTATGCTTCTCAGCAGTTAACACGCTCTCAAAGTCAAACATGTTAGTATCAGCAGGTAAACGATTAAGGACATCGTGATAGAAAGGTCCGTAATTCTTACGCTTCAGAGACAATATACAAGGCTGGTTCTCAACCGTAACGGCTTCACCGCTGGCTGTAGTGCCTTCGTAGCTACAGAGTGCGCGTACAATACGATACCTGTCGCGACCTATATACTCTTCGCGCTGTTGAGGTGTCATGCTGATAGAGGTTTCATAAGAAGGCATACTACATTGTAGACCGCCTAACTGATCTCTGGCCTCTTCACGCGCATTCTTAATAAGACGTGACTTATTTATTAGTACTCCATCACCCCAGTGCATGTACTGGATATGATTTGATAAAGGACGAATCTTAACGCCCTCTTTAGCATAGGCTCTCACGCCATCTACATTTAAGAAAAAAGCGCCCAATGGAATTTGATTTCCATCTCTGTCTTCGCCCTGAGAATTAATCTTCAAAGCGGGGATTTTTGGTCCCTTGGGAGCGGAAGATGCGCCCAGTTCTGCAGCCATTTCTTGTAGGCTCAGACCGCCTTCTACGGGTATGATATCAGACATTATAGTCTCCAGTTTGTGTGAATATACATTGTACCTTAGTTAACCTTCTGGGTCAACTATATTTCCGTCTGGTCTAGCCAATTACTTCCTACACTTATCTCTATGTCGAAAGGGACTACACACTTGTAGTTAAATCTAGCTTCTATTTCCTCATGTACATCTACCATAGCGGTATGAAGAATAGTCTTAACCTGTTCAAATTCCTCTTTAGTACAGTCAACCACGATTGAATCGTGTACAGTCAAAATAAGCTTACTCTTTAGTTTATGCTGCTTAAACAGACGGTGCGCCCGTATGCAGGCTAACTGTACAGTGTCTGCAGCAAAGCCTTGGACAGGGTAATTTAATATTTGTGTGGCATTGGATACCCTACCTTTCTTAGTACGCACAACATTAGGCCAGAAGTACTGTCTGCCAGAGGGCGTCTGTACGATCCCTGTCTTTAATGCAGAGGTCATTAGCTGGTCATGCCATCCGTTTATACCCTGATAGATGTCGTAGAAACCATCCAGATACGCAGCAATGTGAGGCGGGTGACCGAAAGACGTGCCGCCAAAAAGAGGCAAAAAACTGAATGCCTTGGCCCTCTGACGTTCAGACTTACTCACATCTTCTGGTGGCTTCTGTTCTATTATACTAGCAGTCTGACGATGGATGTCTTTACCACCAAGTATGTCAGACAATCCCTGTGCGTCCCTAGATAGCTCAACACACGTTCTAAATTCTAGGCCACTATAATCTGCTTCGACCAGAAAACCGCCATCAAAGCGGCTGACAAAAGCAGACCGTACAGGGAAGCCACGCTTAGGTTGGTTTTGTAGATTAGGACCGCTAGAAGACAGACGCCCAGTTGCAGCAACGCACTGATTGAAGTTTGCATGAAGTATTCCATCTGATCTCGTACCTTTCTGTATGCCTGCTACAAAACTATCAAGGTAGGTAGTTATTGCATTCAAGCGACTTATCTTAGTTAGGAACTCAACAGCCGTAGTCTTGTTTTTAGCCTCTGCTGTAGCAATCATCCTCTTAATAGTTTCCTTGTCAGTCTTAAACCCGCCCATAGATGCATCGAAGGCTGACTCTGGTATCATCTTTAGTCCTGCCACTAGTCCGTTGGACTGATAGATAGCACCTATGCCCTTACAAACCTTACACTTAGTGCGGTTCTTATAGGGTTCTCCTGTGACACGATACTTCTTACCTAACTTTATCTTGGTTACAGTCTTAAACTTCTGGATAGAGCCTTCGCCCGAACAGTCGGGGCAGCACACAGCATCTGTCCTGTATACAACGTCAGTGGTGGTGCGTACTGCAGAGTTAAACTGTGAGGGTGTCATGCGCGGTGGACGTAGAGCCTTACCTGCCTCATTAGTACCAATGTTAAACGTCAACTTATGCATAGGCTTATCTCTAACCCGTCTGGAGTATATAACTTTTGTCATATCATCCCCAGAATTTAGATTTATAGGCGTGTCTCCCATGATCTGTTCGACTATCTCATTCAGACGGTGGGTCAACTCAATCTTCTCATTAAGGAAGTCTGTCTCCACCTGTTTAAGCACGTCTAAGTCTATGTATGCACCGTTGCGCTCAATCTCTACTAGGAACAGTAGCATGTCAGCCATATGATCTACTACAGGCAAGAGAGACTTATTCTCTTCAGATGCTAAATCATTCTGCTGTTTTAGGTAAAGCTCTGCAGTAGTGCGGATATCAGCCTCTGCGTACTCTAGCATAGTAGTAAGGTCCATAGCCTCAAAACCTACGCCAGACTTAAACAGATCATCTACAAGATCAGTCTTTTTCTGGTTAGACAGATTTCTACGTTCTGCAGACATCTTCAATGACACAGGATTTCTCTGGCTCTTCTGCAGTATAAACTCTGCTATCATGCTGCAGTAAATCTTCAGAGTGTCTGGGATTACAAAGCCCATCTCTAGTAACCACTGCACGTCAAACTTAGCATTATGGAACACTACAATCTTAGCCTTGTACAGCGCAGCTTGGAATGCCTCTGGGCTGTCAGACTTAGGATGTTCGTTGTGATGAAAGATACTGTAGGTGTAATCATCTAAGGTATCCCAACCCAGCCAACCCCAGTGTGCGGATACACAACGGTTAACCGGATTAAATGGACTATTATCAGGACGCCTGCCATCAGTGAAGAACTCCACAGTGGTCTCCAAGTCAGCAATCAATACCTCTTGGTCAGGACTAAACAACATAACGGTTTACCTCTGCCTCAAGGTTGCACTGCACAGTACCATGCCACCCACTAATTTTATTCTTCATTACTGTGATCCAACGGCTAGGATCGTTATCATCCTCTCCAGAATTTATACGTCCGATGCCCAGCATGATATCACTCTCTGCAGCCTTACCAACCTTAGAGCCTTCCATCATGGACATAGTGATACGGGTCTTGCCTTCAGCCTCTGCACTGCACTGAGAATTTCCTAGGATAGCGCAATTATATTTTTTAG